ATTTACCGGTTTACCAATAGAAGACTTAATTGTATCTCCTATTGTCGGTATGGCTAAAGGTCAAGCAAAATTAAACGATGTAACATGGAAATACATCAACGAAGTAGCATTCACAAAAGACGAAAACGGTAAAACAGTTGCTCGTTCTTTGGATGTGGAAATGAACAGAGTAATGACTGATGGAGCTACAGGTGAACAATCAGTTCAAACTTTATACTCTAAAGTACCTATGTTACCATTAGTACCGCTTCCAGCATTAGCAATCACATCTGCTGATATTGAATTTACAATGGAGATTAAAACTTCTGAAGTAAATAAAGATTCATCAGATACGAGTGGAAGTTTCAGTGCTACAGCATCAGGTGGATTTTGGGGTATGAAATACTCAGCTACAATGGCTGGTAGTGTTGCTACTCACAAAGAGAACACAAGAAGTACTGATAACTCAGCTAAATACAATGTAAAAGTACACGCTGAACAGTTACCACCTACTGAAGGTATGTTAAAGTTATCTGATTATCTAACACAAATGTTAGAACCATCTTTGATTCCTTTGACAGCTGACCCAAACAATAAGTAATATTAACACTTTTTTTTCTCGTTTATTTTTGTTATATTGTGTAAAATAATAACACACAAAATGAATAGATTAAACATAGAAGAACTTGTTGGAGGTTTACTTGAAGCCGCGATGGTGGCTCAGAATATAAGTGAAAGACAACACATCAATTCACTCCGTAATTATTTCGATGGAAACGGAAATCCTAAATTACAAAGATTTGTAATTGGGGAAAATACAATGGATGTCCCAATTTATATCTTAGCTGACCATTCGTCAATTGGATTAGATGAATTGGATATTGAATTTGAAGCAAGATTGATAATTGGTGGTTCTAAAGTATCGGAACTAAAAAAATCACTTCTTGGTATCTTTAAGAAAAGGGGATATGAATCCAATATTAAAGGAATTGAAGTTGACTCTGGTAAAAATACAGATGGTTCGGGAATGGCTAAAATTAAAGTTAAGTTTAAGTCAGACGAAAAACCTGAAATGATTTCAAGATTAGTTGATTTATATATTCAAAAATTATCCGACCCAAGTCAAACAGTAGTAAAATAAAAATAAAAAACCCACCAATTGGTGGGTTTCTTGTTTAATTATTAATACGACCATATTTCCAGTTTTCAGGTAATGGTTCGTCTTTTTTTATTTTTTGATTGGTGTTACCGTCTGTAATCCATTTTAACCCATATTGTGAATTTTGTTTTCCAATACCATGACCTCTCTTACTTTCTTTCATTTTTTGAATAGTTTCTTCCTTGTGTTTTTTACCTGTCCAATCACAATAAAAAGAAGTTTCACCTCTAGCAAATCTCCTTTTGTTTGCTTCAGATATTTTTTTCGAGTGATTTAAACGATATAATTCATCATTTTTCATTCTTTCGGAATGTTTTAAACCCGCAGCTTGGGAACAGTTGAATTGGTGTGTTTCATTATTAAATCCACCCTGACCCCCCGGTTTTAGATTCATACATTTTTCTTCCAATAATAAATCCAAATTTACGATTTCAATTTCACGTTCTTTTAATGACATTCTATCGGGGAGAAATTCTAATATTTGTATGTTAAAAACTTCTTTTCCATGTTTATATAATAGATGTTTTAATCTTGTCCCACTACCGACATAACCATCATCTAAATTATCTGTTGAGTGCATACCAATATAGAAATTATCATTTCTAATATCGGTTGTTTTGTAAATAAAATGGTATTTTTTTTCTTTTCGACTCATTTGTACTTTCCTTTATAAATAAATATATCGGAAAGTACAAAAAGTCTACGGTGGAGGTGGAGGGATTCGAACCCTCGTCTTGTTCGCCATAACATAGATGGACTACACGTTTATTCAATTATTCACAACTGACAAATATCTGATTCCTATTTTGACATCGTTATCAGAAACTGTGTCGGGTTCACTTCAATTATGGTAGCGCCCTGAACGAGACCATTTGTACCTTTTTTGATAGATACCACACCGTAGGGACTTCTGTTCCAAGGTTATGTGTCCACCGACCCGTTAAGTGACAGTTATTAGGCTGCTACTTTAGAAGTTGCAAGTAAACCTGCTACCTCCATGTTGTTGTAAACGTTGCCGTTTGAGTTTTACCACCGTTGATTAAAGTCGTAGATGACATCCGACTACGTGCCCATTTACCTCATAAACGCCAATCAATTCCATTCACCCCCATATTTTCAAAGAACATTACAAAGATAGTGTTTATTGTTGATTTAAACAACTATTTTATTCTTTAACTACTGTCAGTACAAATTTACCATCAACCTCCGTTAAATCAACCACAATTGGTTCATTAATGGGGTTATATTGTTCTGTACATATTGATGCGTTTACAAATAACGTATCGTTAATTTTTTCTGTTCCATATGAATAATGAATATGTCCAAAAACATGCATTAATGGATTTAACACATCAACACGTTCTTTTAATAGTTGACATCCAACATTTCTTTGACCATATTTATCCATTACATAATCCAATATACCAAATGCGGGGCCGTGAGTGATAAGTATATCGGTATCATTAGGAATCTGTTCCCATTTCTTTTTAAGTTCTTCACCGTCTCTTGGTAAATTAAAAGCCCAACTATAAAATTCTGGTTGCCATGGACTACCATAAATTTTAATTGGTCTTGAAAATTCAGGAAAATCTATAGTTATAGAATCATCTCTTAGATAGGTAACATTAGATTGTTGTAAATTTTCTTCATAAAGATAGGTGTTCAACCAATTTGGTTTATTTTCAAAAGATATGTCATGATTACCAGCAATAAAAATCTTGGTGTCAAATTCTAAATTTTGATACCAACTAATAAAATCACCAACTTCTTTTTCTCTACCTACATTTGTACAATCACCAGCGTGAATTAAAATATCACCTTTAGGTAAATTGTGTGGCATTTGTTCATGTAATGAATGTGTGTCCGATATTAAAACTATTCTCATATTATTAAATATATATAAATTTTCAAAAAAAGGAAGGGTTGATTTTAACCAACCCTCCCGGGGCTTGACCGGTTTAGAGGTCTGATTCCACCACTTAGTTTTACTAAACTAAGAAAATAAACTTTTAGTTTTTATCTAAAAGTTCGGCGATTGCTTCAAGTTCCATTTGTGCCTTTAACTCTGGTGAGATAATTGCGTTCAAACGAGATTCTAATTCAGCAAGTTCTTTGCGTTTTTCTTGAAAGGATATTTGATTTACTCGAGTTTGGAAATCTTCTTTCCACTCATCAACCGAAAATCCTAACCAAGTAAAGTTGTATTCAACACCCAAATCTTTAGCTGCCGATTCTGATTTATCTTTTCTGTCCATGATAAAAGCATACATTTCTACAATCTTACGAACATCAGTCACCGTAGCGATAGTTGTTCTGTCATGTGCAGAATTTGCTGAATATCCAAAGTTACCACTTGTTTTCCAACAAGGTCTCTCCGCTTTTTCAATTGCTAATTTTTTTGACTGAACTAAATCAAATAGTTCTTTTACTTTTTCGTCTGTTGTTTTTACTTTTGTTGCCATAATTGTTGTTTTAAATTGTTGTTAATTATTTATTTATAGTTGTTTCACGAGAAACAATTTGCGAGAGGGGCGGGATTCGAACCACGCGGCACGGAGTTCCAAATAGTAGAAGTAACTCTGACAGTAGCCGAATACTCAGAAATTTATCGAGTAAGTACAGACTCCTGCTCTACCAACTGAGCTACCCCCTCGGGTTAAAATACTGGAAATTGAACGAGTGAGTTTTTGTTTTTATTTTTAATTTAAGAAGTAACTCTAATGATTCTCTTACGAATAAGACAATTCATCTCATAGCCAGTAATATTTTTATCAAAGAACTAAGTTAAATGGGGATTATGTTGGTGATTGGTTTCATTAAAGCTGAAGATAGAAGTAACCAAACATATAGCCATTAATTTTTTTAAAGTGGGAAGACTACAACTAATTTTTAATTTAGATTTAAAGTTAGAAGTAAGTTAATAGATAGCCACTTAATATTTTTTAGACGGAAAGAGTATGAGTATGATAACATCCATTGTTTTGTAGAAGTAACCCGGTACATAGCCGTCAATAAGTTTATGTGGAGAATTGTGTGTCTAACGTTGTATCTGATTTTTGTATGTTAGAAGTAAGACATTTGCACCAATACTTTCACCAACTCTAAGACCTAAAACAGAACCACTCCCGGTTTATTGTATTAGGTAATGGTTATCCTCTCGGAGACTCACATAGCCACATTATATTTTCAAAGAACATTACAAAGATAAGTGAATATGTTTGTAATTTCAAAATTATTTTTGAATTAATGGATGATTTTACACACCCATTAATTTTCCAGTTGTTTCATATGAGAAACAGAAATCTTCATATTTGAAGAATGTATCAATATTCTCATCAAGAGTAACTTGTTTTCCTCTTCCTTCTACATGTAGAAGGATAAGGTCATACACACTTACTTTTGGTAACTCAGAGTATTGTTGAATCGTTTTAAGTGTATTTTTCATATCACCTCTTGCGGTTACAAATCCTTCTGAATCGATATCCAACATAATATACTCTTTAGTTTCCAAATCAATAATCGCTATTAACGTATTAGATGATTCCGATTCCAAAGATTGACAATTTGAAATTGTCTCGGGTAACCACGTTTTATTTGATTCAGGGTGTTCTCTTTCCATGATACCAAAAGATGTTTCAACCGAACTCAAACTACCACCATTGAAGTTTCTCACATCAATAACAACATATTTAAACCCACAATTAATAGCATCCACCATATCGATATCGATATATTCGGCACATGGTCCTTGTTTATGTCTAACATCACCCGAGTGAACCGATTTACCAACTCTCAAGTTACTGAAAGAAAGTACTTCAGATACTTTATCACCAACAAAGGTAACACTTAAATCTAGGTCTTCAGAACCACGTTTATCCATCCAATGAACAAAAGGTCTAATAACTTTTGCTTCGGGGTTATTCAAAGGAACTCTTTGACCTCTGATTATTGGTTTAGTTGAAAAGTTCATACTTCTCATATTGGTAGGTAAAGGAATCTTTTTCAACTCCTCATCAATCCAACAGTTACCTAATGAATCCATTACCGAAAACTTATCTCTAAGTGTTTCAAATAATTTAGAGTGAATGGTTTCCACGATATCTTTAGGGATTGCCGGTAATAATGGTAACTCAGTGCGTTTTCTTGTACCTTTAACCATGATTGACCTACTTGTTTGAGCCTCAATACGATTCTCAAAGTGAGTATAAACCTCAAACAATACTTTATTTGATGTACTCTTCACCGCTTCACCTAAGTATTTCATAGTTAATTCAATATCTTTTGGATATGTACGAACCAACCAATCAATTCTTCTTGCAAATTCACCCGGTCTTTGAGATAACACTCTTAAACCATTTTCCAAACCTTTTTCAAATCCTTCATTAACAAGAGAGAACCAAGACCTAACTTTTTCATTTCTAATCTTATTAAATGAATCAAAAGATTTAGGGAATTGTTTTTTATATTCACCTGGATGTAATATTTCGCCTAAACGAACCCATCTTTGGTCTCTTAAAACCATTTCTTTTGGGTCACAATTTGTGTTCTCAAGTAAACCTAAGATATATTTTCTTTCTTTACGAGAGAATTTCTTGAATTTGAATTTATCCCTTGCGGTGTTCACACCTTTTACAGATGACCATTTGTTTAATCTTACTTCCTTTTCAGGAACTTTAGGTAAACTAATATCACCACCAGAAAGGTGAACAGCAATTCTCAATACATCGGTCGGTGTTTTAACTGGTAATCCTTCGATTCCCATTGCCGCCAATGTACATAAGTTTTCCTTGAAAGGAATTGTATTAGGGAATATTAAAGTCTCACCATTAGTAACAAACCATTTAACAATCTCAAGGTCTTGAGGTGTTAATGATGTATTAAGTGAAACTAAATCTGTAAAGATTTGTGAGAACCTTTCCGAAGTACCATACTTAATCAAGTTGTATTTGATTTTCTCAAACTTAATTTCTTTTTCGTAAGTGTGGGTTGATGGTTCCCATTGACCGTTACTCCAATAGTGCATGATTGCGTTCATGTACAATTCAAAATCGGACATCACCATCACTTCTTGTGGGAAGTTCTTATATAAAGGTTGATAATTACGATTACCTCCCATTACATTTTTCAAATGAGTAATAACTTCGTCATTAAACTTTTGAATGAATGATAAATCTGATTTGGATAATGCGAAGAAAGATTCTTCGTCTAACATGTACCCCCATTGCATTAAATGAGATTGTACGGTCGCTACTGCGATTCTGTTGTCCATTCCATCATTTGGTGGACATACTAAGCTTTTTTGCAAAGCTATGATATTTTTTGTTGTCATCATTGTAGTAAAAATGTTTTAATTAATTGTTGTGAGTACAAATATACGAAACTTTTTTTAAAAAACAAGTATTTTTAAATTATTTTTTTTATTTCTCTCTCAGTATCTCTTTTTTTAATGGTTTCTCTTAGAAATTCTTTTTTTTGTATGGTTAATAGGGTTCGAACCTATACGAAAACTTTAGAAGAGTTTTATGCTATCCAGTTACATCATAACCACAAATAGTACCTGGAGCGGGAATCGAACCCGCACGGACATTA